ATCATCAGTCATAATGCCGTAATACTCTGGGCGGTACACCAACATAACAATGTCAGCAGCTTGTTCAATTTCACCACTCTCTCTAAGGTCTGATAGAGTAGGTCTACTACCCTCTCTTCTGTCAACACCTCTACTAAGTTGTGATAAGGCTGCTATAGTTATCTTAAGCTCTTTAGCTATATTCTTAAGCTCACGAGCTACTAGAGCAACCTCCTGTTCTCTAGAATGACCGCTACCCTTAACGAGTTGTAGGTAATCCACTAGAACAAATTTAACACCCTTCGTTATAACGTACTGTCTAATCTTATTCAGTAGGTATCTAAGCGAAGAATCCTTACACTCATCCACATAAAGCTGAGTACCTTCAAGCTTACCTATAGCTCTATCAACTCTCTTTAACTCTTCAGTTTCTAGTGTACCCTTCATAATATATCGGTTGTTGACCTCACTCTCTAAGGATACTAACCTTTGTAGTAATTGAGTATCCCCCATCTCGTAAGAGAAAACAGCAGCAGGCACACCCATTGTCGCACAGTTGTAACAGAACCCTAGACCTAAAGATGTCTTCCCCATAGAAGAAGCACCACCAATAATAATAAGGTCAGTCTCTTGCCACCCTCCTGTGAATTTATCTACTGATTGAAATCCTGTAGGTACACCTAAGAAGGAGTCAGAATCCATCCTCTTGCGAATATCATCATGTAGTACCTTTAATTGTTTTTTAATGTCGGGCATTTCATTACCCTTAACGTCAGATATAGGTTGTAATTCAGACTCCATAAAGTCTAGAACCTCGAACAGGTCTGTCCCATTCTTCATCTTCTTATCTGTAAGCTCTAATAATCTCTTTAACCTTACCTTCTTCTCTTCCTGCGATAGAAAAAGAACCATGTGTTCTGTTATGTAGTTATGGAAGTCGCTAGTGTAACACTCAGCAACTCTATAGTCTGCTAGACTATCCTTAACCTCTGTAGATACTATCAACATATCTACCTTCTCACCAACATCTAATCTACTGGATACTACCTTATATATTTTTCTATTTAAAGGGTCTGAAAAGATGTCTTCTGATATTATGCTATGATTATCATAGTAATCTCTAGGGTGCTGCATTATGCGCCCCAAGAGCTTTTTCTCCATCTCTACATTATCTTTCATCGGTTATGTATTTTGGCTTGGTATATCGGTTGGTTTCTTTCTTATCACTATCTAACTTGAGTTCATTGTTCCATCCCTTTTGATTAATCCAACTACTAGCATTTTTTCTATACTTTTTATTGGGGGTGGAGTCAATGTATGCTTTAACTCCTTTGATGGCTTCTCCCATTTCTACAATGGTTAGCTTCATAAAGGATGATTTAGCTGATTTTAAATCAACTTTTTTGTCATATAAATTCCAGAACATTTCCCAACCTGCTTCTCTTCTCTCTGCTGTCGTTACTGGCTTATTTTCTGTACTGAATCTAACATCCTTGGGGCTTATTAAGTGCTGTATATTATTGAACACAAACATAGACTCCATATCGTTGTTGTATATAGACTGATAAACTCTACCCTTTATATGAAAAGAAATAGAGCGACCATCAAGCTCAATAAAATCTATGCTGTTGGTTTCAAGAATGTCTGTATCTGATACCCTTATCTTCATAATCGGTTTGGTTTAGTTTACTAAAAAAAAAGAATAGAGAAGAGGAACTAACTAGACCTCCTCTCTACTCTAACTCACTCACTTAAAGATTATTCCTCTTAGAACGGTAAGTCCTCTGAACTTGAGGATGATGTTGCTGTTGTATTACCCTTTTCTTGAGGTTTAAATGTATTCACCTCCACGTAATGCGTTTTACCATATTGGTCTTCACCGTCTCGCTTCTTCACTACCTTTAGTTTAATGTACTTCTCTCCATTGTATTCGAAGATATGTTCTCCTGCTTCGGCAGTCATTTTTGATAAGTTTAGAGAAAATTCTACTAAATCTCCATCAAATTTCTCTGTTCCGTTTCCTAAATAAATCTTTTCGTTACTCATAGCTTTCTGCTTGTTTAAAATAATTAACTAATGCTTCCCTTTCTGTTATATCTAAATACTTTGCGATTCTCCTTACGTGTTTAATTTTAAACTCGTCTGGTTTCTCTAGGTACTTATATAGGGTAGGTCGGCTTACCCCTATTCTTTCAGCTAACCACATCAAACTGATGCGTTGCTCTTTTAATTTTTCTTTCAATGTCATTGTAGAGTTCCTATTTCGAGGTGATTTTCAACTTCCTCTTCGTTATCTATGAAGTATCTCCTGTATTTGTGTAGTAAATACTTATATTCCTCTCTCCCTCTCTCTAAAAAATCATCACCAGCATACATTATTGATACGTTGTATGGTGCTTCCTTCTCTTGGCATATAAACACAAAATCAGTACATCCAAAACCATCTGAGTAGAACGCTGCTTGTCTATCGTAACCGTACTTCCTACACGAACCACTAAACCCATATATACTAGAATCTCCTGTCGTTTTAAGGTCTACTAATGTTGTTCCTTTCCTATAATCAGCCTTCCCTTTACAGAACACGCCACTGTCATCGTCTTGCCAAGCGTTTGCAATCTCTGTCTCACCATCCGAAGATAATAACTCTCCGACCTCTGGGTAAGAAAATAAAACATCCTGCATCCTCATTATCCTTTCATATTCTTTAGATAGTATAATAGTAGGTGCGTTAGGATTGTCCTGTACAAACGCTTTATAACCTTTAGTGTTTCTAGAGCTACCGTCAAACACTAAAACCTTTTCATTAAATTCGTTAGGTTCTAACATCGACACATGGTAAGCCCTCCCGAAGGTCATAGCTCCTGTGTTAACTCTGTATTGGGGATTATCCCTCAAGAATTTATAGGTACGAACATCCCTCTTAATCAACCCCAACTGCGAGTTCGTTACAAACTCGTAGTCAGAATAATAAAAGGAATCGTCCTCTATTTTTTTTATAAAACTTTTTAAGTTGTGCATTACGCTTCAAGTAATGAGGTTAAACCTTCTTTCTGAGCTTTAGACAGGTCATATCCCTTCATCTTCTGAGATACTACCGCACCTTTACCATCTTTAATAGCATTACTCATAGCCTCAAATTGTTTAGGGGTTAACTTAGGCTTACTCTTTGGTTTAGAAGAACGTGTATCTCCTTTAACTGCTCCGTTACCGTCATCATCGCCTGTAACCACACCTACAAAAGCTGCTAGAGCATATCTACGAGCGTATGATATAGCACTACCAACTCCATGAGCATCCTCCTTAGAAGGCACGTAGCAAGTTGAGGCTAAAAATTCCCCACTAGAATGAGATAAGATAGTCGTAACACCACCTATATCTACAGGCATTTGAACTATAGCTAATTCATTTTCAGCTAGAAGTGTTCTAACAGCATCCCATACCGCGCCAAGGTCGGCATAATTAGATTTAAAAAATGGGTTCTTTGAGTTCTCTTTTGCGGGTCGAAGTTGAGCCTGCACTTTAGATAAGGCAAGAGTTAGGTTGCCAATGTTTTCTGACTTTTCCATATTCTGGTTTTTGATTTAATTAACTTTCTTTTACAAATAACGTAAATACTTTTTACTTGTACAAGTGTTTTTATTTTTTTATAGGACTCCTATTATTGAAAAGTTAATCTTACTAGGCAGTATTTCGTCCATTACAGATGCTATCTCAATCATTCTATCTTTATCCCCTTCTGCTTGGTCTTCAGTACACACTATAAGTATATTGACGCCAATACGTGAAGGCATTATCATTGTATTATAAATGCTTTCAAACTTCTCTTTCTCTTCTCCAGATATAATTACTATGCAATCTGAATCTATGAAGTACTCATAAACAAGATTATAGCACATCAAGCTATCCTCCACTAATTTAAGGATAGGATGTTTGGATGGTTTAATACCGCCTTTAAGCTTATCGTTAATCCCCGCATTCTTCAGTAATTCCTTTAATTTTTTGTTTTCGGGCTTCATAAACTAGCATTATAAATTGTTCTACTGATACATCGCTCTCTGCTAAAGGTCTAAGTTCGTCACAATCAAACCCTTCTAATGCATCAACAAGGTACAAAATTTTTTGCTTAGTTTTATAGGTGGTGTCATCAAATATCTCTGTACCCTTCATGTTTCGGGCAAGGAATTTAATATTGTCCTCTATATCGTTAATGTATTTCCTTTTAATCTTAGCTAGGAGAACATACTCAGAACAAGCGTTCTTAGAGCCCGACATCCACAATTCATCTACATTAATTGTCTTGACTTGATTATTCATCTTTATTGAGATTATTGGTTGATGTTTCTTTTCTTGCTTTAGTATCTGAATCAACTTTAGCTTGTAATCGTTCAACCTCTCGCTCTAAGGCTTTGATTCTTATATAGTAGTAATCTTCTAGCTCTGACATAAGGCATTCTGATTCGTTAATTTTGCGTTGATTTATCCAAGCATGGTTGTTGTTCACTATCATTCGTTTGGTAAGTTAGTTTTTGGATATACTCCGATTATTTCATTCATTAAATCTTCAACGGTGTCGTAGGTATCATTAAAGAAGTCTTGTGCTTCCTCAGTGAATCTTGTGTCGCCATTTGAATCTTCCTCGAAAGTATCGCGCAGAAACCTCTCTTCTGTAATTCGACCTGCTATAGTACTAGCAAATTCAATAAATTCTTCGTTTGGTATTAATATCCTAATCATTGGTCTTGTTTTAGCATATAGATTCTAATACGCAGTCGTATACGTAATCTGAATCTTCGTTAATAAATTGAAGTTCTTCTTCTGTCATCTCTCTACCCTTGTACTCGCAACTGGAGATAAAGGCATCGCAGAAGTCTGGATAGTCTCGTGTGTCTACACCATCTACCTCTACGTTTGTTATTTTACTGAAGTCTATTTTCATCTTATTCTTGTTTTTTTAATCCCTTAAATTTTAACTCACTTAATGTAACTCGTTCTCCTCTTAACTTTAATCCTAACCAAACTTTATTTCTCAACTTCCCTATCATTGATTTTAAGCCGCTTTTCTCTAATTGAAAAAGTTCTAATTTATCTAGTTCAGTTATTACTAACTCGTTTTTAAATAAAAATATTGCCTCCATAGTTTCTAGTTTTTAGTTGAGTTTATACTACTTATTTGGTTGGCTAAACTCAATATTACGTTTAGCGATTGTTAGCCACAATTATTAGCTAAAAAGTCCTCAACCATTTGTTTTGATATTCTTGGAGTCTTTTTACCTAAAACCTTATAGCTTGTAAATTCTTCATACGCTAATAACAGTTCACGTTGTTGGCTAACACTGTATAAATCAAATAACTGCTCAGTTGCTTGTACAACAGCTATTTTTCCATCATTTAATTCAGTGCAAATTTTGTTTATTTTATCTTTCATATCGTTACTTGTTTTATACGTTTTCGTTAGGCACAATTAAGCTCGCGCAAAATCTTCCATAATCATACCAACCTTGCCATTTCCTGTTAACTCAATGCAGGTGGAGTATTTTTTATCCAACCAAGGTGTCTTAGTGTTGGCTGTTTTACTATTTAAAAATTCACCTCTATTTTCATCACCTGCGTTTTCGTTAGCCATCTTACGGGCATCAGCTTCCGTTTCTGCTCGCACTATAAATCCAAAGCTTTTATCGTACCAAGGCTTCCAAGGGTTATCACCGTCTTTTAAGTTTTCAATTGGTCTTAATTCAAATATTTTCATAATTAACTGTGCCTAACAATGGCTATACGTAATGCCTTGCAAGGTCTTGTTATAATTTTAAGCGTATGGTTTAATCGGCACATACACATAGCCAAACCGTTAGCCACTATTTGTTAATAAACTCCATTTCAAAATCTATTATCTGCTCTACGCTTAAATTTGTGTTTGCCATTAACCATTTACCCTGTTCTTTAACAAACAGTTCACGTTGTTGGCTAACAAAGGCTATACTTAATGCTTGTTTCATCTTTTCAACATAAGCATCTAAGTCGCAATCTTTATTTTGCACACCCTTATCATACACCTCAAATAGTATCTCTTGTTCTTTAGTTAGTTTTACTTCTTCCATTTTAATTAAATTTCGTTGTTAATATTCGCACTAAGCATAGCCAAACCGTTACATCTCTCCTCTTTTCTCTTTAATTGTCAGATACATTGCCGTAATAGTCATTACTATCAATATCACTTTCCACATCCTGTTTTTATTTTAGTTGGTTAATAGTGTCTAAAGCCCAAACATAACACTCGGAAGGAGTTTGGAATTGTTTACTAGATTCCGTTATCCAATTACCTGATTTAATACCTCTCTTATACACTCCGCAAATCCATCCCGAACCTTTATTAGCTAAAGGACTCACTTGTATCCAATATCCTATCTCTAAAAAATAATCAATCTCTATCTGAGTCATCAATCTTTGTGGTTAGGTTACTGTAAATAACAAACTGCTCTTCTTCGGTTAAAGCTCTCTCTCTAGCTTCTCTCTCTATCTCTCTACCCTCTAATAGTGATTCTTGCATAGAGGTGAATAATTCTTTCATGTGTCCCATAATCTTTAGGTGTTTTTGGTTAGTTATTTTACAAATATAGGAAGAGTATTTTACATACCCTAATCTATATCCTCAAAATTAGTTATATCGCTCCAATACATAGATGAC